TTATGCGTGCTGGGTCAGATTGATCAGAGGATGAGTTCCCGCATCGGTGGCAAAACCAGAGTTGCGATGGTAGCCGATAAAGCCAACCTCGCCCGTATCTGCGTACCGCTCATTGAGCCGAAGAATCGAAACATCGCCTGCCGTCCGCAAAATGTAGGCGTCGGTCAGCGACCCGAACTGGACAGCTCCCACAACAGTTGCTGCCACGTTTGGATGGTACTGACTGATGACAACCGGACGGCCAAGGATCGTGTCCAGCGTGTCAGTGTTGACGCTCGGAACGAAGAGTGGCCTGCCTAGCGTATCAGTGATGCCCAAGAGCAAGCCCCTACTGTTCGAGTTCATAACATACGATGCCGAATTTACGTATGCTGGATCTAGTTTGGAATAGAGACCAACGAAGTCTGCATAGGTGAGAGTGGTGGGAGAAGCCGAAGTTACACCAGTTGCCGCCGTGGTGATAATGGACTGAATATTGCCGCTGCTGCTGGCAGTGACGATCAGTTGAGACAAGCCTCGTGCGATCCTCTTACCGAATGCCGATCTCAGCCACCCGTCCAAATCGAAATAGCTGTCTTCCAATTCCGCTAGGGAAATTTTGACTACACCAGTCGTGAGGAAGTCAACCGAGTTGATGAACCCGCCGAAAGAAGGGTCCGCTTCACTCACTGCCGTGGCCTCGTTGATCAGAACCGAGACTTGAGCAACGTCATTCACGGTTGCGACCTTCAGAGGTTCGCCGTTCTTAGTCTTCTTCTGCCCAACAGCGAGGGTCAACTGACCCCACGCCTTCTGCGCTTCGACAATCGTACCCATGAAGTCTTGAGCGATGACCACACCAGTGTTGCCAGTGGTCAAATCACGCTGCTCACGCAGATTTGTGCTGCGCGTGCCAAACTTCAGGTAATCGACAAACGCAGCCTTCTCAGCCGCACGAGTCTCATCAGTTGCAGTAGTGCCTTCACCAGGCTGCGCACGCGGGGGACGACCGTTAGAACGCTGTTCAGCTGCATCCTTTGCAACACGATCTTCAATCGCGATTCCCTGCTCAAGCAATTCAACGTCGGCAAGCATGGTTTTAACCTGCTCGCGTTCCTCTTTGGTTACATCCTTCTTCGTTGCCAGCTTCTGGGCATCAAGCAGGAGTTTAGTGCGCTGTTCTTTCAATTCCTTAATCTTTGACATGTAAATTGTCCTTTTGGGTGGGTGAGGCGCAAGACGGCCACACGTCGCACAAGGGCGCGTCTGGGTCCAGGCGGTAAGCAGTTAAATTGGAGGGAGATTCCCCGTTATCCCAAAAATGGGATAACTAGCAGCGATGGGCTTAGTTTTGTCATTTTTGACAGAACTAGGAGGTGCTATTGTCATTCCTGACGGAAGCACTTTTAGACAGAGGTTTCCCATTTTTGGGAAAGGTCGCAGGAGCTTGAAACCGCCTTTCTCAAAAATGAGAAAGGCTATTTTCCCGTTATCTCAATAATGAGAAAACGGGGCTTGAAATCGCCTATCCCATTTTTGGGAGAGGCGTTCTTCTATTGGCGCTGAGCGATTGCTATTTGGGTGTTCAGCCTCCACAGGTCAATGGAACGTGCGGAGTTTTCACCGTGATCACAATTTGGGTCATCACAATCTGGGTCCGAACAGTCATCACAATCGCCGTCTAAGCACTCTGGACAATCGCAATCACACTCACCGTCGTCTAAATCGTCATCAATGGAACGTTTGAGAAGAGAACGCAATTCTCTTGGAATGTTCCGCACACTCACGTCAGTCTGTTTGTAAGCTGGATTTGAAACCGTCGAAATTTCAAATATTTCGATGTCGTTCAAAGTCCTAAGCAACGTTCCGTTGTCCTTCGTCCAGGTGTCTTTGTTCGTTTGGAATCCAAAAGACATGCCTCGAACGTCACCCCGCTGAACGGAGATGGCGAGATCACTGGCATATGAGATTCTCGTATCCAGGGAACAAGTGAAAGCCACTCCTACGGGGTCCGTAGACAGCTTAAGCGTGCCTGCTGATGTTCTCGCTAGTGGCTGAGATGAATCGTGATTGTTGAGGCAGAGAATATCCTGCGTTCGTAGCGATGTTGACACCGCTTTGGGATCTACAACCTCGACAAACCCGCCCAAATTCACTGAGCGAACGCCGAACATGATTGCATGGCCTGATAATTGTTTGGTTCCGTCTGCCGCTGTAGAGATTCGCAACTCACGCGCTGGCAGGTATCTAATTTCTCGTTTATTCATCGTTCACAACCGTTTCTGGTGCTGCGTTAGGGTCCGTAAGCAATCGTTCTGTGTTCTGCATGTTTGCCGGCACCATTCGCACATCACCTTCTGGGCCAATTGCAGGCAGGCCGAGAATGCTTAGACCCTGATTTATGGACAAAATGCCCCACTGACGACCAGCCGCAATCAGAGAAACCTGAGCCGCTGTGTCACCTCTCTGCCTCTCGCTGAGGTCAAAGGCAACTGTGAGCGTTGCCGCCTTACCAGGCTCATGTGGGAGCAGCTTCTTTACAATCTCTGCTTCGATGCGGGAGAGGATAGGCCGTAGAGTGTCAACGATGAACGAGAGGTTCATCTGCTCAACATTGGAATTGCTCAGTTTTTGCTCTGAGCCTGCCATGTGAACCGGCACGCGGAAGATTGCGCAAATATCGGAACGCTGATGGACTCTCGTTTCTAAGAATTGTGCCTCTTCAGGAGTGATGGACAGTTGCTTGATATCCATCTCCTGATCAAGCACGGCAACTCTGTGTTGATTGGCACCGGACTGGAGGGATTCCCAATCAGCACGGGCCTTGGTTTTATCCTCAGGCTTCATGAACTTCTTGGTCAGGATTGCCAATTGCGGTGTTGCGTTCGAGGCGAAGAATCTTGAACCATACTTTTCGCTTGCCGCTGCGAGTCCAAGAGCGCGTGCTGCTTGCATGATTGGCGACAGGCCAACGATTCCATCGAATGACATCAGAGGAACGTGCAGCATATTTGCCGCGTCAATGATGCGTTTGTTACCACCTGTCTCGCCGTCCTGGGTCTCATACTTGAGATCACCGTTCGGCATCCGTACAGCGCGAGTTAATCTCGGATTCAAAGGCCACAGCGATGAAGGTGATCCATCGGCGTCCCGAATTATTTCACTGTAGGAATTGCCGGTCAGACTCAAATGGAAGGCAGCCGTTTCCCAAAATAGAAACGAGGTCATCTCAGGATTAGGTGCAACGGCGAGCAAATGATAGAGCGGATTTTCAAGCTCCTGCACTCTGCCCTGTGGAGTGATTCTCAACAATCGAACCGGCAGCGAGGCCACGGATTCGGATAAGACCCTCACACACGCAAATACCGTCGAAATCTTGAGCGCGGTCACGTCATTTATGGTTTCGCCGGCATCGGTGCTGCGACCACCATCCAGGAACCAACCCCAACCGTCGATTGAACTCAGGCTGACACTGGGATTGTCCAACGGATTACTACGTTTTTCGTTCTTTGCTGGCCCTGAGAGCCAAGGAAAAAATCTCATGCGTGTTCCATTTCAGGCCCGAAAAAGGGCGCATTGGTTGTTTTCAACCAGGTTTAAATTTGGGCGTCAGACTGGGAATTCCCCTAGTTGCTATGGCACCGGGTGGATGGCATCGTGGTGCGAGAAGGAGCAACGCCAGTGCGGACAGTGATCGTTCAAATCGCAATACTTCTTCTCGCCTGCGCCAGTATCTGGACCGACAGACCTGAGTAGTGGTTTAGCGCAAGAGAAATTAACTGCGATTACTTAAGTCGAGTACACCCAACTCATCCCTGACAGTTGCCCACCAGCACCATCTGTCCCACTCTTGGTGAGACTGACTGCCTTGTGGTCCAATCTCCCTGCGTCTCTGCATCTCTTGCCTGATTAGCTTGTCCTGAGCGGCAGCTTCCTCACCCTCAGCAAAGAACTGTTCCCACGCGTCCAGAGGGTCTACTTTGGAGGTAGAATCAACCACGACGGCAGATGCTTGCTGCCCTTTGCTCTTGAGTTTTTCGAGTTGCTTGGATAGAGAACTCAACTGACTAGGCTTCAATTCTTCCCTGCGAGACTTGGCCAGAAGCTTAGAAACCACCTCAAGAGCTAACCTGTCTCCGAATGAGAGAACAGCATCAGCACCGCTACCAGCGATCTCTTTCCAACAAGCCCGTTCTTCTTTGGTCAGATAGCTGGGTGCACGCCCAAGGGGTTTTAGAGGGCCAGGAGTTGGGGCATCCGGTCGGGCTTCGTATCTCTTCTTGTTTTGAGCGTAAGTTCCAGATAACTTCAATGCTTGCAATGACTTACGAGGTCTAGCCAATGTGGCCTCCTACGCCAACGGAAATAAATGTAAAGTTTAGTTGACATAGAAATTCAACTGCCACGTTGGTTTTTTGTTGGTGACCCTGTAGGTATTTTAACCCCCCATACCATCAACAACTTAGCGGTTACTTACCTTTCACAACGTCTACGAGATCATCCGCGAGTGTATCGGCAACTGATTGGACAGCCTTGTCTGCGGTTGCATCGAAAGTTGGCCTTAACCAGGGCGCGGGTGGCATCTTCTTTGTGCCGAACTCCTCGAACAGGCCGTACACTGCCGGCGATTGCGAACTGTCACCTGGTTTTCGGCTTTTCGTGTCAAACATTGGACCGACTGTGACCGTTGCTGACAACGCATTTGCCTTTTTCGAGGTGCTGACTTTCTTCGCGATGGAGTCTCTGAGATCTCCAGAGTCAATATGAACGCGTGACTTTGCCTCAGAAACCCAAAGGTCACCAACTTTGCTTACAGCGCGGCGCAGTGCTTTGCGTGCCAACTTTGTACCCAACTCTTCTAGCTTTTCGGGTATGTCACCAAAATCGACTGTGACCTTTACGTCCATGACCGCTCCAATCTTTGTTGTTCATAAAGTGAGGCTGCAAAGGAGGCTTGTTGCGCCGTCAACTTTGCAGCCGTCGTGGTTGCGTGAACTCCTGCACAGCGGCTTGAGGACACTGGAGGCACAACCATTATTGCCGACTAGAACAGGAGAGAACTGCCGGCAATTTCAATGTTGTTGAAGGAAAAAGTGACGGGTGCGGAGACTAGCTCAACACACCCATCAGAGCGGTTGGTGGAGAACTCATCAGGAATGTGGCCTGATGAGAAGAGGCCAACCTATGTCCAACACGAAACGCAAATAACGTGTTGGGCAATTTCAAATTCGAGTGCAGCCAACTGAGGAGCGGAATATTTTTGCTGAATAGGCCGAGCCTGACGGTAATGACTGCACTGACGCCGGCGCTAGGGGAACGCTGGCAACATCAATCTTGTTTGGAAAATGAACTAGGGCAGGAGACACGGATCTCGACTGCCCATATTCATGTAGATGAAAGCAGAAAGCGCCGAAGGTGACGAGCCGACGACGGAAAGACTTTCATCCACTATCGCTGTCGGCAGTCTCGTGGGTGCCAGCAGCAATCTTAATCTTGTGAGAGATCACCTTGTTCTAGGTATGTGTAGGACCACTGGCGAATTCCCTGCTGGCATTCCACAAGCCCACCGTCAATCAATTCTGTTCGTGCAGCCGGAATGAACTGAATCAGAACCCGTGCGCGTCTGCTGGCTTCAATATCATTCAGCCAAATCGTTGTCACGCATTTGATTCTCATTTGGTGCCAAACAGCTTCGTATAGTTTTTGTGCTGGGCCTGACAGGATCTCGCGATGCCAAGGGCTCAGTATCTGGTCAATATCAATTGCGGGTTGCGGTTGCTGTTCGTTCATCCTGATTCCTTACAATGAAAAATTTCTGACCACTGGGCGTTGTTGTGGGTAGCGGTGGCAGCAATGTCGCCAGCGTCTTTTTTGGCTGTGGGGACTGTGGGGGTTGTGGTCTGGGTGTCCAATCGGCTTTCTCAGTGAAGCTGTACACCGCACCTCCGCTTTTCCTCTTAACCGATATCAGGCCGCCCTTGTGGAGTTCCTTTTTCAACGGGGAGAGTTCTTCGACGCTGATTCCCAGTCTGAAAGCTATGTGATCATTCCTCGAATCGAACCTGTTCCGTATGGTCTGCCGATTGAGTCTGTCAGATATGCACTCATACAGACCTTTCAGGTCAGGCGAGTATTGGGCTCGGTACTTTTCTCTAATTGGTTCGTTGCTCAAATTCTCTCTCCATTGTCTCCGCGTCATACCGCGCAAAAATCTCTTCGGCATACTCGTGGGCTGCCATCTTGAGTTCATGTCGCAGGTAATCGTCAGCAGCCTGAATGTCGTGGTGAAGTTCGTGACATAGCGTCATCAAGACGCCTGCCAGATTCTGTTGTGCGTTGGTTGGTGCTTCCGTCAAAGGATTCCAATCGAGAATGCGCTCATCCTGGGTTTCGTAGATCGCATCAAGCAGCCGGTTTGACTGAGAGACGGCCCATTTCATGATTTCGAGCCATTCAGGAGTCGGCAGTCGATTCTCAACACGCCTGCGCATTGTCATCTCAAAGGCAACAAGAACCAGGCATAGTTCGTTCTCTTCTGCTTCCTCAGGCGTGAACAAACCCACGATGTATTCTCGGTACGCCGTTAGGGAGGCAAGCCTCTCCACATTTATGTCTGTCTGTTGGGTCACGGCTTCCTCTTTCGTGGTGTTGGGTGCCTCCAGGTGAAGGCGTTGGGGCTCAAGGGTGGGGTAACTATCAGGGTTTCGCTGTAGGGCGTGTGGTGGCGGGGCGGGGCGGCAAGCCAACAAAAACATTCTTTCTGCCTCTCCTGCCTCATTGGTCATTCAGCAAAACTAAACCATTCTGCTCCTCTGCGAAACTTAGAGAAGAAACACAAGAGTCCATCTATCTCGCACGCGCGATTCATAAATTTGTTAACAACGTTGAATTTAAGGTCTTTGTCTTTAGTTTTGTTCTTAAGGCTTAAGAACTTAACAATTTAAAACCTAAAAGTGGATAGGGTCGTGGCATTTTGGAAAATATCCAAAATGGTGCTGAACACTTTTTTTAACAAGTCTCCGGTTCTGCATCGGAGTTAGCTTGCCCCCTCTCGACGTATGTTCCCTCGCACTAGGTAGGGTCTGACGCCGGTACCGTATCGTGGTACGTTCGCGACGTCATACAACGTCTCATCTCCAAAAACTCAGAGGACCTGGTTTGTTTCATACAATCAGCCAGGAATTTCAGAACTCCAACAAGTTTCTCCACAGTCACCCGCCTTCTGGCTTCGCTCAGAGTTCCGGCATCGTGGGTGGTGTGTCTGTTGGGTTCCGCGCACTTGGTTCGTGCGGCAGTGTGTTGTGTGAGGAAGAGAATGTTTCCCCCTTGATAATGTAATAGTAGGCAAAACAGGGGTTAAACCTATCCTTTCGGCGAAAATAATTGAAAAAACTTCGTTATTTTCCTTGGTGCGTCTCAGTGCAACAATCCAAACGCACGTGGTGCCCAACCGTACGTCGCGAAAATCGCGATTGCTCACCTACCCATGCTGACCGCCCATCTTACCGTTTCGCCCACTGCGATGGTAGGATTGTCGCCTCCCCAAAAGAAAGCGAGAGCGCGTTATGCGAAAGATACTTGTCTTGATAGGTGTCCTGGTCCTGGTCCTACCTTGCGTCTCCCTCGCACAAGGCAATTCAAACTGGTCGAATCTAACTCAGCTGCACGCCGGCCAAAAGATTCAGATCATCGAAACCAACGCGAAGAAACACTCCGGCATTTTCGTGAGCGCGTCCGACACTGCCATCTCCTACCGCGAGACTGCCGGCGAACACAGCCTCGAAAAGCAGGATATCCGCAGCGTGAAGGTGGAAAATAACCACCACCTGCGCAACACTCTCATCCTCACCGGAGTAGGCGCTGGCGTGGGAGCAGGGATTGGCGCGGCGGCAACCGGTCACGGCGGCGGCCCTATTCTCTTGTCTGTGAGCCATGCCAAGGGAGCCGGGGTCGGTGCAGTGCTAGGCGCTGTTGGCGGGGTAACCGTGGGAGCACTGTTGCCCTCACACCACACAATCTACAGCGTAGGTCCAAACTAGCAAGCACCTCTCCCGCTCAACCCCACTATTTGCCCACGACTGCGCCTGACTCAAGGTGACGCCGACGACTTCCCTTCCTCAGCCTTCATCGCCGCAATCTTTGCTCGCATCTTTGCGATGCGAATGGTGACAGCGGCTACCGTCAGGCTCATGACTTTTGCAATACGTTTGTAACCGTAGCCCTCGCGAATGTAGTTGCAGATTTGGAGATCCACACCCTGGATGAATGGCGGCAGTACTTTTCGGAACATTGGCCGGCGTTCCTGTGGCCTGATGAGAGGGTTTTCCATTAAATCGACCCCGCCGTCGTCGCCCTCCATCTCTACCAGCAGAGGGACACGAGCATCGGTGTACTCTTTGGTTTCGTTGAAAGCTTTCCATCCCTCCCCAAAGCAAATGCGATGAAGCCAGGGGTAAAAGGATTCTGGCTCACCTCTGAAGTCGGAGAGATGTTCCCAAACGTAGATCGCTATTTGTTGCGCATGGTCATCGGAGTTCTGCGCCACTTCCTCCAAGTCCCACAAACGGTTTTCGATCTTCCCCTTAGCAAATTCTGTGATGACCTTGTAGAAGTGCCTCTCAGTGCCCTTGGGATCTGCCTTGAGTCGGAGGTTTGCGTAAGCAAGCGTTATCCCCTGTCTCGATATAGCTTTCTTTAGTTTCGGTAAGTTCTTGCGGTCTGACTCTTCAACATCGGCCTTATAGTCTGTGGGCAGCGCCTCCTGGTGGGGGAGCAGTGCAAGCTTTGACTTCGGGTTGTCCTGCTGGAAATCGTTGAAAGATTTCTCCAAAACGTCATTGAACCGTTCACCCTTGGGGCAGAAGCTTTCTTCCGTCAGTCGGTCAGCAAACACGGTCAAGTAATCCAGTACATCCCGATGAGCATGGTTGAATTCGAGATAAAAGGCTACCGAGTACATATAGGCGTCAGTGTCGATATCACCCAACAAAAACAGCCTGCGGTCTCGGTTGAGCGTCGTTACTGATGCCCTAGGTGCTCGTGGCTGCCTCACTTGCAACACAGGTGCCTCTTCTGGAAACCCGTGCTGAGATAGCAGCCGATTCAGCAGACTTGCACTCTCGGCACGATACTCAACAATCTCGCCAGTAGTGTGGTCGAGGATGTGGGTGAAGTGTGACCCTGCACGGAACGCTTCATGCACGCGGGGAACGTTCAAAACATTCCGACTGCTAAGCGTTGTCTGTCGATGCGCCTCTATCTCTGATTGAAGTTGTTGGTTGACTTGTTCATTGATGAGGTAGGCGCTGGCGCTTATGTCGAAGTGGAAATGGCTGACAGACCCCATTAGTTCGCCACCTCATTGGGGTCGCGGGTCAATGAATGGTGGTCCGCTCTTGAGAACCTCACAAGCTCACCATGAGGAATCATGATTTTCTTGCCAAGTTTCCGAGTAGCGATCTGTTTGTTTGCGATTAGGTAATCCAGAGCACGCACAGAAATGCTCAGCGCGAACGCTGCACCTTTACGGTCGTACAGGATTTTGGTGGGAAGTTCGGTGGGGGCGGCGGCGGCCATCAGGCTGATGACTGTCGAGAAGGAATCTGTAACGTGCATACACTACTCTCTTGAGTGCAGAGATCGCAGACCCGTAGAAATACACGAGTGCGAACAACTGCTGAATTTTGGTGATTCCAGATATCCCGATGGACGGCTTGCCGCTGTGACGTTCGCGGCCTCAAGAGGTGTGCCTTGGTCTCATCCACCCGTTCGGTTGCAGTGGCCTTATTGACTAGACAGATTTCCTAAAAGCCATTATGGACTAGTTTAGTCCTAATTGCAAGCTTTATTTTCGCTGTCTTGCAATCTCTCCTAAACCGCTCTTTATGAGCTAGATAGAAGCTCGGCTTTTCCATTGGTAGGTCCTAAATGTTGAGAGTCGTCCTCTGAATACACCTGACTGGTTATTTTCATAGATCAGGTGTATTCTCCTCCTGAGGTGATTCATGGAAGCCATTCGGGGCATATACGAGAAAGAACCAGGTTCCAATGTTTGGTGGATACGCTGGACGGATGCCAATGGAAAGTTGCACCGCGAGAAGGCAGGCCGCAAATCAGATGCCAAGACACTGGTCGATAAACGCCGGACGGAGACGCTGCAACTCAAGAAGCTGCCGGAGCAGTTTCGACCCAAGATCACCTTCGACAGTCTCTGTGACGATGCCCTTGAGCACTCCGAGGCAACGAATGACGATAAGGTCACATACGATTTGCGTTTGAGAATCGACAGGCTGCGACCTGTCTTTGGCAAAAGAGACGCGGCTGCCATCACCAAACAAGAGATCGTGCGCTGGCTCACCACGGAGTCAGAAGAGAGAAAGTGGAAAGCCTCAACACGAAACCGCTATCAGGCAGCGATCTCGCTAATCTATCGGGTGGGAATCGAGAACGAACGGATTGATAAGAACCCCGCTGCCGGCATCCATCGCAAGACAGAGAACAACGGGCGGGTTCGATTCCTGTCCAACGATGAAGAGAAGGCCCTTAGGAACGCAATACTAGACCGCTTCCCTGCCTTCATCCATCAGCTAGACCTGTCCCTGCATACCGGCTTGAGGTCGTCGGAACAGTTTGGGCTCAAGTGGAGCCAGGTGAGCTTTGAGCGGAAGATCGTCACGCTCCCCAAGACCAAGAATGGAACCACCAGACACATCCCCTTGAACGCGGTTGCTCTGGGTGCGCTTACGGCTCTCAAAGCCAGCAAAAAGGATGGGGATGTGCCAGTCTTTCCGAGTGCACGAAATGAGGGTGAAGGATTGCAGAGTTCTCGCGGTTGGTTCGTTTCGGCTCTCCAGGATGCCAAGATCACGGATTACACGTGGCATTGCAATAGGCACACGTTTGCCTCTAGACTGGTTATGGCTGGGGTGGATCTTCGCACCGTGGGAGAACTGCTCGGGCACAAGTCACTGTCAATGACGATGCGTTACGCGCATCTGGCACCTGCTCACAATGCCGCTGCCGTTGACAGGTTGGTCTCAGTTTCAGAAACGGAACTGGCACCATAA